GAGGTATAAGCAATACGCTCATCATCAATGACCACGGTTCCTGTCGCAGGAAACGAGGCTGAATCGTCGAGTACAATACTTGTTGATCCACTTGTTAATGCTCCATCTAAAGTTGATTCTCCAACTCCTAATTTAATACCACTCCAAAGTCCTAATCCCCAACCGGCTGCTGATTCTTCAACGGCAGGTCCTATAGAATAATAATGTCTTACTCTTATTCCTCCGGATGTTGTGGCTCCCGATCCACTTTCTGCGGACCCCATTGTGATCGTAATCGTTGTTGTGGTCGGTACGGTTGTGACCATGAAATTGTAATCGTCAAAATCACCAGAACTAAAATTAGAATCGGTAATAGCAGTAAAGTTATCGAGAAGGACAATATCCCCAGCAGTAATGTTGTGAGCGCTTGCAAACGTGATCGTAACAGAGGTTGATCCATTGGTTGTTGTAAATGCATTGGTTAATGTTGTTGTACTTTTCAGAGGAGTTATATCATAAAAAGCTCCTCCAGAATAGATGTATAAAAATCGATTAGTTCCAAGAGCTGCATACTTGATTCCACTAGCATTGACGAAATGGTGTAGCGCTGTGTTTCTTCCAGTAATCGTTTTGTCTCCTAGCTGAGCCCAGCCTCCTATTTTCTCAGGAGAACCATAACGAAATCGCACATAGTCACCACTTACCCACTGACCCTCTCCGCCAGTAGCAGTAACCTGTTTATTAAAGCCAGGTGCAATATTGATTTTTTGAAGCATAGAAAAATCCTTATGCTATAATTATAACATAATTTAAAAGAGATCAACTACTTTGGAATACCTAATAGAGGTCTTTTGTCGAATTTATTCTCAGTGCCAAAGGGTCCATCGATGTTGTTATAATGTAAGAAAACCTGGGCACAATTGTCGCCTTTAAAAGGTTCTCTCCAGTGTTCAAGATCACAGCCACTATAGACTAGCATATCTCCTACCTCTAAAGTAATGGGAATTCCTTGAGGAGCATTTGGTTTATGTACCTGTTTATACTCATCAATAACTGATTTTTGTCCTGTAGGATCTAGAAAGATAGGCCATAGACCTCCTCCTAAATGCAATGTTGTTGATATCTCACAGCTAGGTCGATCACTATGTCTTTTTAAAATATCTCCTTTTTTATAGATTCGGGCGTAAGTATAGCAAGGTATTAAGTTCATGTTTGTACGTTTTTGCATAATTGGTAATACTTTCATCATTAAAGTTTCCATAAACGTATCTCCATAAATGGAATAGGTATTTGGAACTTGCTTATCTTTCCATGTACCAAAGCCAGGTGTAAATTCAGATATATAATTATTCTTATGCATCCAGGCTACAGCTTCTCGTTTCAATAACAAATAATTAAAAGCAAAGTTAGCTAACTCAAAAGAAATAGCATTTTTAATAACTGTATATTTTTTATCTTCAAACATATTCATTTATAATATCTCCTCGAAACTGCGGATGATTAACTTGATCTACCTCTCCGTTTGCGTCTCGTCTTACCTTCACTCGGTGAGGTAAATGAAAAAGGTTTTGTATCTCTACATCTGTTTTTAAGACTTTTCCTTTTAAAGGAAATTCATCTGCTTTAAAATTAGTTATGATGGCTTTAACTTTTTTAATCCCTAGTTTCTTAGCAACCGTCATTCGATTGTTACCTACAAGAATATGAATTTTATCTCCATAAGGTTTACTCTGATACCAGCAATAGACAGGATCTTTCATTCCAGACTTTGTCATAGATTGTGTTAACGCTTTTTTAAATTCTTTTTCTTCCCTATGAAATTCAGGTCGATCTAAATAAGTGATCTTGTCAAAGGGTAGTTCTGTATAAATAGTTTCTATCATTTTTATAAAATTTTTTTACATTATTTATTAGTGCTTTTGTTCGTTTAAATTTATTTTTTTCTTCTATTTTATAATACTTAGACGATTTAATCTTAAATGAAAAAGATACAATATTACTTAACCAATTACAAAAGTCTTTACCAAAACCATTTTCATATTTCCATATTTTTGTTTTAGTTGATATAAAATCATATTGAGGTCTAAAAAAGTTGGTATTATGTTCTTCTGAAATGTTTTTATTAAAATTGTTCCAATCCTCAATATCTGATTGATTAAAAGTTAAATCAGGTAAACTACTAGCAGAAAAAAATCTATCAACAGGGTTTCTAACAATTGTAAAATGAGGAATGTTTTTAACTTTATTCCATTTATCATAAATACTTTTATGAGCATGAAGCATTTGAATACCTTCTATTTTACGTGTTACATACATACGGACATAAGGAGAGGTTAAAGCGATATGTTCATCTTTAAAAGGATGAACAATTTCACAGCCATGAAATCCCAAATTTTCTACTAAAAACCTGCCTGCTGTACGAGGTATATGAATAAAGAAAAATTTGTTGCCGGTTTCTTTATGATTAATGATTGGCATTTTACCTTTGTAAAAAATTAAAAGATACTGATATTCTCGTGTCGTTACTTTCATTGGGTTTAACTTCATGCCACAACCAAGATGGAAACATAATTGCCACTCCAGCTTTAGGTTTATAATGTACTTCTCTCCATAGTTCAGGTGGTAACTTTCCTTCTTTTCGATTAGGCATAGTTGTATGTACACCAGGTCTTGGTTCATATAACATTAGATTGCCAGATTTTTCTGGAGTTTTAATCCAATAGACTCCTGAAAATAAACTGTTAGGATGTAGGTGCGGTCTATTAAAACCACCTGGATAATTAATATTTGCCCACATATTACCTAAAACAGGTTTATCTTTTAAATATTCTTTTTTAAAAATTTCAAGTTGCATATTAAAAAGTTCTTTAGTTAAGGGATCATACTCATGTTTTTTATTCATGTCGGTTGTGCTATGCCAACCATTGACATTAGTTTTATTAACACCTTTAGAATCTTGTTTTTGCCATTGTAATATATTTTTTTCTAAATAATGATTTAGTTCTATAGCGTTGGAAATTTCTTGTATATAAACAGGTGTAGGAAAATGGTATTCAGTAATCATTTAAATGAAGGGCCTCCAAACCACATGACTAAAGATTTTCTTTCACCCTTGGTAACAGGTTTAACACGATGCTGTAACCAACTTGCAAAAAAAATTGCTTGTCCTTGTTGTAATTTTGCTGTTTTTCCTTTACTCATAAATTCTAATTCACCACCTTCAAAAGTAGCAGGGTCAGATAATAAAAGTGTCATAGATATTTTACGAACAGGAGGTTGATTCTTTCCTAATACATCATTGTCCATATGCCAATCATAAAAACCACCCTCAAGATAATGTGTAAATTGTGCCACCTCTGTTAATCTCATACCATCAAAACCAAAATGATTACCATTAGCTTTTAACATGGTTGCTTCTATATCTTTATACATCTCTGGCATATCTTTAAAAGGTATCCAACTAATGGTAGTAATTCTTTTTTTAGGATCTACTCCACCTCCAGGTTTTTGACTTATACCCACAGCAGCAGGTTCTTTTTTTAAACTCATACCTTTATTAATTACCATCTGACATTGTTGTGGTGTAAAAATAGGCCCTGTAGTTTCTACGATATAACTTTTCCAAATAGGTTCTGTTGGATTCATCCAGCCGTCCTTGTTGATACAGGATTATAATCAACATCCATGTTAGCTGCAAGTGTGCGTCTTACTGCATTAGGGTTTGTATGAGGATAAACACAATGCCTCATGTCATAAGGAAAAATATAAAAATCTCTTTCTTCTGTATTTGGTGAATAATCTGATTTAACAAACTGACCTCCCGCTGCACCCATAATTGAAAGTCTACCATTCATAGGAACATCTTCTCTAGCATATTCAGGTCCCATGTCTTGGGGCAATTTTAAAATCATCACAGAAGATAGTCCTGTATAAATACCTCCTTGATGAATATGAATGGGGTTATATTCTCCTGCTGTCATTTCATTGACCCATATTGATTGCATAGCAAGCTTATATTCAGGAATGTTATTAAACTTTAAATAATGTTTAAAGACACTTCCAAACCAATTAAATATATAAGGTGGAAGTAAATTATGTGGATGCATTTTTTCATTAGCCGCACCTCCATAAAACAATGAATTTTCTTTTGCTATTTTACCCACTAATTGTTTGTGGGCATCTGGCATATTTTTAAAATTGTTTTCGTAAATTGCATTAATTGTATGAAAAATATCTAACGGAACTTGATATTTTAAAATGGTTTGTCCAAGCCAAATAAATTTAAAAGGTAATGTGTCCATATTTCTTTATAAATCTTTCAGGTATTTTATTTTTATACTCATT